TGGGAGCATTTGTAAATATTCATTTGAACGAAAAAGACGATTTGGTAAGATTAGAAAAAATAAGCAATAGCATAAAGAACGCTATAGGAATTAAAAAAACATCACCATTTTCCTATTACGCTAGTGGAATTCAAAATTATCCAAAAAAGAATGGAATATTAAAAGCTTTTAACTTAATGTACAAGACAAGTTGGAATAATAGAAAAAAAATTCCAATTAAAAAAGACAAATCCACCCAATATAGCGCTAGTGTATCTGTTAAAAAAATACTAAAATCAAATAACGATTATACCCTATCTGGAAATAGAGTAATTCAAGTTAACACATTTCCTCCAATAATTAAGTCAAAGTATACTCTAGGGATAAATGCCATGTTCAGAGTAGACAAAGAAGATTTAATATGTTCCGTGACGGCATTTAAGAATGTTTTTCCAGATCCTAAATTATTTATTAATATAATAGAAAAAGAACTTTCTAATATTAAATATGTGATATCATTGTAGGTAAGTTTTTAAAAGGATAAATTTAAATGTCAGAAAATAATACAATTAATATATCTAAAGAACAGATAGCATCGTGGAATGTATTTATAGCAGTACCATGTTATGACTCTCATATAACTGAGCCATTCTTTGTTTCACTACTTCAGACATGTCTTTATTTTAAGCAAATAGGTCTGCCATTCACCGTATGTACAATATCGGATTCTCTTATTAATAGAGCAAGAAATAATCTTGTAGCTAAGTTCATGGCATCTAGAGATTGTACTCATATAATGTTTATAGACTCTGATATACAATTTGATAACGAAGCAATTTTAAAACTCTTATGGCAAGATAAAGACGTAGTAACTGCATCATATCCAATAAAAGAAATAGATTGGGAAAAGGTTAAAACACATTCTATAGCCGGCGTAGATTCAAAAGATCTTCCTTCTCTAGCTACTAGAAATGTAGTCCATCTTGCCAAGCCCGGACAACAGACTATACAGGTAGATAAGGGTGCTCTTGAAATATATGAAGCTGGAACAGGATTCATGTTAATTAAGAGAGAAGTCTTTGATAAAATGATTAAAAAGTATAAAAAGTTAAAGTTTATTGACGATACGGGAGCAATAAACGGAGAAGAAAAAGACTATACTTATGCATTCTTTAATTCATACATAGATGAAGATGGTAGATTTTTGTCTGAAGATTATGGATTTTGTAGGTACTATCAAAAAATAGGTGGATCAATATGGTTAGATCCAAATATTAATTTAAATCACTTTGGTAGAATGAAATATATCGGAAATATGACAGAGTACTTAAATTCTGTTATACAATAACTTTTCGACATATTCTAATTACTATTGATTAGGTACAATCGCCTAATTTTATATGTAGACTAGGAGCAAAATGGCTCGTTTAAGAGTAGAATCAGCCCCAGAATTTGTTGTATATGACGAATCTGCTGTAATAAAAGCTGCATCAAATGCAACAGCAAATCTTTTAGAATTAAAAAATTCTTCCAATACGGTAGTAGCATCTATTTCTACTGCTCGGAAATGTGGCTGTTGCTGGCGATATCAGTATAACTGGAAACATTTCAGTCACTGGAACTACAACAGCACAGGCCAACGCTAATACCCTAGTAGGATCAACATTAAGTTCTAATGTTTTAGTTTCTAGCCTTACATCGGTTGGCACACTTAGCTCTCTTGCTGTTAGCGGAAACGCAAGCGCAAATAATGTATCTGTAACAAACGATCTTTCTATTGGCGGAAACTTATCAGTAACAGGTAATATTATTACTGTAAATACTTCAACTTTATTAGTTGAAGATAATGTTATTAAATTAAATTCTGGCACATCTGCATCTCCTACAGAAAATGCGTCTCTAACGATTGAGAGAGGAACATCTAGTGATGTTTCCATTAGATGGAATGAAACATCAGATACATGGCAGTTAACTAATGATGGATCAACATACGCTGATATTCAATCTAATATAACAGCTGGTTCAGGATTAACAAAAGCAGGCAATACTATAAATATAGTTACTGCAAGTTCTGATAGAGTTGTCGTCAACGCTGCAAATATTGACCTCGCATCAGTAACCCAAACAAATACTTCTGGATCTAATGGAATATCTTTTGTTCAGTCCCATGCCGTAGATTCATACGGAAGAATAACTGGAACAGTTACAGCAAACGTAAGAGATGCAAGCACAACAGTCAAGGGCATAGCTTCTTTCAATACAGCAGACTTTAGTGTTACAGATGGTGAAGTAACGATAAAGTCTGGTGGAGTAGATAACGCACAGTTAGTAAATTCCTCATTCACAATAAATGGGACTACAATTTCTCTTGGTGATATTTCTACGGTTACCGCCAATGCTAATACCCTGACTGGTTCTACATTACCATTGGGCGTAATTGGCTCTTCTTTAACTTCGGTTGGAACCTTAACTACCGGAGTATGGAATGCTACAGCTATTGCTATCCAATATGGTGGAACTGGTGCTTCCTCAGCAACGCAAGCAATAAATAACCTACTGCCAGATCAAACTGGAAATATTGGAAAAACACTAAGAAGCAATGGTTCAGCAGCATATTGGTCTGTATTGTCTTTAGACGACTTGAATGATGTAACAGCAAACTCAAATACATCTGGAGATTTTTTAAGATTTAGCTCCGGTCAGTGGATAAATACTACAGCATCTTTAGATGATCTATCGGATGTAGCAATATCTGCTCCTACTCTTAATCAAGTAGTAAGATACAATGGAAGCACGTGGGTTAATCAAACTGTGGATATAGCTCCTTCGGCTGATCCTTCATTCACCGGAACTGTTACAGCCAACGCTATATCAGCCAATACATTAGTTCTTGGCTTGACAGCAAATGTGGGCTCAAATCTTAATGTTACAGGTCATGCAAATGTAACTGGAAATCTAACTGTTTCAAATAGCGTTGTAATTTCTGGTAACTTAACTGTTAGTGGAACTACAACCACAGTTAATACTGCAACGCTAAATGTTGCAGACAATATAATAACATTGAATAGCGACTTTGTATTTGAATCAGGTGCACCTACCGAAAACGCTGGAGTAGAAGTTCTTAGAGGAAACGCAAGTACAGTTGCGGTAAGATGGAATGAAACAAGCGATTTATGGGAACTTACCGAAGATGGAACTAATTATGATGTAATTTCAAAAAGCGTTCAATTTAACCAACAGATAGCTTCATATACTTTAGTTAGAGCAGATAGAAGTAAGTTAATTGAAATTAATAATGCATCTGCTGTAACTTTAACTGTTCCAGCAGATAACTCTGTCAACTTCCCTGTTGGCACAGAGGTAAGGGTTCTCCAAACTGGATCTGGTCAGATAACTTTAACTCCAGCATCAGGAGTAACTATAAATGCAACTCCTGGCCTTAAGTTGCGTGCACAGTGGTCATCTGCTAACCTTGTAAAGAGAGCAGCTAATACTTGGGTTGCATTAGGAGATTTGTCGGCATAATATGAGTAATGTAACAGGTGATGAATCAGGTACAAGAAAAAAACCAGCTCCTACCGTAACTGGTCGGAAAAGCTGACTCTGCTAATACAGCTATAACTACAGCTGGTTTTGTTATTGGAACCATTACCGATGTAGCCACAAGCGTATCTGGAGAATTAAATGACGTAACTGCTCAAACTCCATCTGGTGGAGCAATTACTCCAATCAATACTGCTATTAATTATACTAGAAAAAGTCCATTCTTCCCGCCATATTTCCCACCTTACTTCCCACCATATTTTCCACCTTTCTTTCCGCCTTTCTTCCCGCCGTTCTTCCCACCATTCTTCCCACCGTTCTTTCCACCATTCTTTCCACCATATTTCCCACCATATTTCCCACCATATTTCCCACCTTGGTTTCCACCATTCTTCCCGCCATTCTTCCCGCCAATATTTAAGTAAGAAAATATAACTCCATTTTTTAGGATAAACTCCAAAAAGATGGAGTTATATATCTAGCCCCTGAAATAACAGGAAGAACTTCGTGTTCAAAAGGCTGGTAGGAGGAAAATATTAATATACTTCCTGGATCTGGTTTTATCTTAAAACCTTGTTTATTAAAATAAATTTGTCCACCATCATAGTCATCATTATAATAAATAATTGAACTAATACTTCTCTTATTTATAATCTCGTTATGACTTGAAGCGCTGGGGTTGTCTACGTGCCTATGCAAAAACATTCCAGGTTCATATTTAACTATTGAACCTAAAAATGTACCATCTCTATTAATATTTACTATAAATTTTTTTTCAATTATATTGGAAACTCTTTTATTAAGATCTAAAAAGATATTTAAAATATTACTATCTTTTTTTTCAATTATTGATAAAGATTTTTGTTTATCATATTTATCTATATAAACAAAATCATTTTGATTATTTTCTATGTAAGTATTTATATAATCTAATTCTTTGTTGGTGACAAAATTTTTTATATAAAAAAACATTTTACAATAATTCAGTTATAGTATAGAAAGAAGGAGTAGTATATCTTTCTCCGGATAAAACCTTTTTTACTCCATGTAGATAATTAATATCGCCTGGATGAGCAACAGCTAAACCTGGTTTTGGACTGACTACTAATTCATGTTGCGGATAATAAAGTTCTCCTCCTGTAAATTCGTCATTGTAATAAAATAATGAATTTATATCATAAGTAGGAAATGGATTTGGAGACCCATCATTTAGCTGCTTGTCGGCATGAGGCTGCTGCTCGAGTCCAGGAAACCATCTGATAATGACTGGTGGTCTAGTATTAAGTTTTACTTTAAAAGAATCTTCTAAAAAAGATTTCATCTTATGAATATATTTGTCAATAAGATTATAAATATCTACATTAATTCTTTGTAGAATGTCCCAGCTACACTGCCTATTCTGCCAGTACGATGCGTCATAGGTGCACGTTCCATCTTCGGCATACTGATTTTGTCCGGCATCCATCCATTCATTTATTGTTGGTAAAAATTTTTGTATAATTTTTAAGT